GTTCATAAGCTTGGTCTCTTATGTTCCACGATCATGATCAACCGTCTTCCCCTACGAACGTCGTAGAAGATAACCTTAGAATGTTTTGACGCATCTCAATATGTAAAGTCTCCACTAGGGATTATGACCTCACACACAGCATTTTTCGTTGTCCGGAAATTTCTAACCGACTACATCTAAGTCACCTTCTCCGATCAAGGATCGGGGGTACCAGGTCACCTGGATAGGACCGGTAGGATTTTTTGTTTACTTTCAACTGTGAAAACGGATTCCTCCACCATCGGGAACCTTCCTTCTGCTCTATCTTCGTCCATGCGCTTGCGCACACGACGGGTAAAGCCGATGAGATTCTTAGTGATGCGATCCTCAGCAGATGAATTTGGATTATAAAGTGCAGAGAGGCCTTTTCCTAGCCAACCTTCCACATACGAGATTGCAACAAACGCCCGTCCATAGGTTTCTTCACCTTCGTAGACGCGGTATGATCGTTTGCCCACCAGACCACCACCTTCCCTGCGAACCACCTGGTTAAAGAGATCGAAATGAATCCATTCCTTCTCAATACCCAGACAGACAGGGGAGACAGCAGACTCCCGTAGTGCGTGATAAGCGTAAAACTTGTCCTCATTTGAATACCCCTCAAGTTGTACCATCCCAAGGCCTCCCATCCAATTAGGGAGAAACCATGAGCCTGGGAACTTCTTGAGTGCTTCCGCATGCTGCCCGAGAAACAGAGCCGTGATAGCTCTATGTAAATAGACAGGAGACGTTTCAATGAGTTTCCTTTGTAAGACACCAAGTTCAAATAGTGTCATTTTCTTAGTTTTAGACTTTAGCCTAGTTTCAGTTTTATGTGTATAGTTTTCAAGTACATCATCCTCAGACTCTGACCTTTTATTGCCATAGAGCAATCCAAGGTTAACATACTTTACCTCACAAAACCTCAACACCTCTCTTCCAACCCCTTCACCTTCACTTTTCAACCAGAAAGTAGTACTGTTCATTGAACAAAATTTATCCGAGTCATAGGTCTTTCCCAAGGATTTCTTAAAACCATATTGATGTGCAAGCGTTTCCCAAATAACCGGAAACTTCCTGCAATCCGCACGGTATGGTGTAAGACAATCGTCACCATTGATCCAGCCTGGGAACTGAGATAGAGGAATAACCCTCTGCTCTGCTAATTCCAAGGACCTTCGCATCAGTGCCGCGTTCAGGATGCACAGAATCGGAAACGATGTTATCGATCCCATTAACTGTCCCCTTCTTTGCTCACCCAAGATCTCCTCACGTACAGCCTCGCCCATATTATGACCGTCTCGCAGAGGGCTGTTCTTGCCCCTCAATTGCACCTTCGTAACATATAGATGGCCTGTAAGACTCCGATGAAGTAATTCACCAATTGCCCCCATTCCGTACCCATTCTTCTCTCTGAAAACAGCACAAATCTCATCAGCAACACACTCAGACACCCAGGAAAATAAATTATCCGTAGCGCCCTCGTAGTCACCGCTATGAAACCGGTACTGGCCGTTCTTAAGAAAAGGTTTAAACCTTGCATTAATTAACTCCTCACTTATGGGTTCCCCTATCAATTGAAAGATGGGGTTACGCCTCAAGCAGGTATGTAACGATTGTTGCAAGGTCTTTAGTACGAAATAAGTGACCGGTGGTCCCTTACTAATACACCTGACCTTTAAAGCCTCCCTCAAACCAACGACGCAAACCTTCGGCTCTTCTGCCAGTGCTTCGTTGACACACTTCCAGTAGAATCGTCTATAGGCTAATTCAAACTCCTCGGTATAAACCGCAAGTCCAATCACCTCCTTCAACTCATCTCCTTCATGCATCTTCTCATCACTAGCTCCAAGCTCACCGTACCATTCACTAACATAACCGTCTACAAGAACATTAAGTCTCTCGTACTCTAAAGGCGAGCACGCAGCTTTGAATTCCTGAAAAGCGGCAGTTCGTTCTAGGGAAGCATAACTCCCCTTGTCCTGGCGTTTGTCCTTAACGTTAGCACTTGTACTAGGTAAAATAGGTTTCGACATATCACTGATTGTGAACTGCCAATGCCTAAGTACTTCGCGAGTAGTCCTCCGTAAATCCCGTTCAACTTCCTTCCTACCAATTAGAGTGCCATCACCAACAAGCACCATGTCATCATACCTCACCTCATAAGCAAATTCATATGCTTCAATGTCCTCCTTCACTGTTGTCATCACCGCCACATGTTCATCAATCTTTGATTTAACGAAGTCCTGACCCGGACGGGGCATACCTTTCTTACTTTGAAGCACCGAAGTGCAAAAAGAACGAAAGACATCTGCCCGCCGAGATAAGCCTCTAACAAAGTTGTAGAATGGACCCCCGATAAAATACCTCGGGTTCTCTCCATCCTTATACACGTAACCGCTTAACTCTTGGTTATCCATCCAAGCAGCAAAGAAATCACTAATCCGCACCTTCCAATACTTAATCCAGTTTAGCCCAGAATTTAACATTTTGTCAATAGAATTTTTAATTTGTTTTTTTATGATTTTTTCTTCTATATCCCCAATATTAAACCCATAGATAACATAGATAGTTAGCAGTGTCCTCAGACACTCCGTCCCCCTCCAAACCTCATCTTTCGTCCACGTCGAATGCGCTAACGCAACGACCTCTGTCTGAAGGTC